TGATAGTTGCCGAGATCGAGACCGGGGACGGGGTGGTCGACGCGTTTCCTCCCGTTGGGGGGAGGACTAGGACTAGGGTTCTCGCGGAAATCGCGGCCATTTAGTATCCCGAGGCGAGGCGAGAGAACCCGGCGAGGTAATAGTGGAGGCCGGTTGAGCGGACAACGCCCACGGAGGCGTTAAGTGCCGATCCACATTCCATGATTCCGCAGGCGGCGGCTTGGAGCGCGGTCAAAGTAATTCCGGCGTATTGTCCTGTCCCGGAGTTGTACACGGCGAGATAGTAGTTACCGGGTGGGAGCAGAATAGGGGTTGCTAGTGCTCGGATTTGTGGGACTGAGGCTCCAGATTGAGCGATTGTCCCGACGGAGGTGATTCGTGTCGATGTGCCAGATCCTCCAGAAGAGTAAATAGCGATGTCGGTGTTTCCGTTGATTGTTGTTCCGTTGGCAATAAACAGAGAGGCCACAACATATGGCGCGTCAAGTGTGAACGGCATCATCGGGGACGTTGCTGATCCGGGGGAGGTGTTGGTGAAAGTTGTTCCAGCACCGAACGCGTTAATCGAAACGCTAGACGTGAAGTATTTTGAGAACGTGTTAACGACAACTGGTGTCGCGGGGTATCCGTTGGGGTAGTCCATTAGCTGCGACCTAGTAGCGCCATAATTGGGAGGCCCATAGCGGCGTTAATCGAAACCGGCGAGAATGTTGCGGTAGCTGGTAGCGCCGTGCTTATTCCAACATTTTGCTCAAATATCCCCATTGCTCGATGCTTGTTTGCGTTTAATGCTGGTGTGCCAAGAAACGGGGTGATCCCTGCTCCCCCTGTTTGCCAGTTTCGGTTTATCCATGCAAGGTAGTAGCAACCAGTTTTTAGCGTCACCGTTGGCGAAAAAACTGCGCTCTGTAACGAGCTCGGCGTGGCTGGTGTGACTGTTCCGGTTGTTGTTAGCTGTTGGCGGTTTTCGTTGTAGATAGCGATTTCGACTGTAGTTGTTCCAGTTGGGACGTTGACTCCGGTTGACCATACGACAGAGTTAATGAAAGTTTCGGAATTAACTGTGAACTGGCGATAATTAGCAACCCCTTGTGTTGGGTAAGGGATGTTAGTCGCGAACGTGTTAGAGACCATCGCGAGGAGTTCTAAGACTCCTCCGTTAAGCGTTGGGGGGCCAGCGACAATTGGCCCACCCCATTCGGGGAAATCGGTGTTAGGGAACAATCCCATTTAGTAGCTCAACACTTTCCAGTCGAACGTGCGGCCGGTTCCTGCTGTTTGTTTGAGCGTGAAACGTACCGACGCGGCCGAGGTGAGATCGTTAGAGATCGGGACGGAGATCTGCATTCGATCATCTGTTGGCATTACTGCGGTAAACGATTGGTAATAGGCAACTCGGAGCGTTCCAGCGGTGAGGACCTTTTGATATATGCGGAGCTCTACCGTGTCGGTTGCGGCCAAGTTAGTTAGGTCAACGTGAAGCGTGAACGTCCCCGGCGTAGCGATATCGAGGAGTGTGTGTTCGGTCGCGATTGTCGCTGTTTGCGTACCTGATCCGGCGGCGGTGACTGCCATCGTTAAACCGGGAGGTCGGTATCGGAAACGTGTTCCAACGTGGGGACGTTAACGATTTGATCGAGGGCAACAGAACAAGAAACGAGAGTCGCTTCATGTCCGGCCGTATGGTCAAGGCCGACCGCGAACGTGTGCGCTGCGGCAACGAGACCGGCCGAGTCGAACGGGTCCGGGGCGTCGATCTGATTGATAACGATTGTGATCGTTGTCGAGGTTGAGGTAGTGCTCATGGTACGAAGTCGATCGAGAAGATTACGGACGCGTTAGCCGAGAGCACGATGGTGAACGTCCCAGCGGTCGAGGTGACGGCGGCTCCGCCGAACGTCTGCGCGCAGATGGCGTTATTACCTGCCAACGCGTCGGCGTAGTAGAGGGCTCCGTACGCGGTGATCGTTGCGGTTGTCCAGTTCGGGTCGACCGTGTTTTTCCATTGGACAATCCCGAGCGATGAATGAGCCCATGTCGTATTAGCGAGGGTGTACCCTCCGGCGGTGTAGCCGGTGCCAGCGACTTCCGTTGTTCCGGCGTCGGCCAGCCACGGAGAAACTCCGTAGGCGGTATTTGTTGTGAGGTCGGCGGTGATCGTGTTTGTAAAGAGCGCGACTTTGTGCGTGAGGACGTCGAGGTCGAGAGCGATTGTTCCGTTAAGAGCATCGCGGAACGTGGGGACGAATAGTCCCGAGGTAGGAAAGGCCATTAGTTACTCCTTGGAAGCGGTACGGGTTACGGGGTCGACTAGGACTTTTGCGTCGACTCGGCCCGACGAGTGATCGGTATAAATCGCGGCGGGTTTACCCTTGCGCGGGCCTTCCTCGGCGATCTGTGTTCGTTGCCGAGTTGGTCCGGTCCGGCCGAGGCCGTAGTGGGTTTGTCCGACTCCGATTCGTTCGCGGAAAGATTCGTCCATGCGGCGATCCTAGTCATTTGCCGGAGGTGGTGGCGGTGATTCGTCGACGAGCTCGGCGGTTTCGGTGAGGAATACTAGGCCGGGAGCTGCGGCGGCGCCGAGGACGATCGCGCCGAGCTGGTTCACGATTTCGCCTTTGAGCCATCCTGTACCGGCGCCGATCCCGAGAGTTGAGAGGCCAGCGGCGAGGGCTCGGAGGTAGCTGGCGATCATGCGGTGCATAATTCGGGTGAGTTTGAGGTTCATATTTAGGTCCCTTCGGTGGAGCGTGGGGGTCGATGTTCGATCACGGTCGCCGGAGGTGGATCGACTCGGGTTCCGACCTGTTTAGCGATCTCGATCACGGCGGGAACGATCCAAGATCGGAACTCGGCGTTAACGATCTCGCCGGAGGTAACTCGTTGGATCAATGTTTCGGAGCCGAGAGGGACATGATTAACGGCGCGATTGATTTCTCGGAGGTCTTTCCGGTTGCGGAGCCCGAGGATGAGTGGAGCGGCGATTGAGACGATCACGGCAACAATCACGGTCGCGTCTCCGGTTTGTAGGAACTCGATCATTGGAGGCGCCTAGCTTGCGGCAACGAGATCGATAACGAGATGGCAGTTAGCGGACGCCAAGATTCGGAGTTGGCCGTGGTCGAGAACAACTCGGATCGTTCCGGAGGTTGTGACGTTGGCCGAGTAGTCGAGTTGCGAGATTCCGGGTTGTGGCATCGCTCCCCACGCGACGAGATAGCCGGACGTTACCGGGGCGACTACATGGATCACGGCTTCGATTTCGTTGGCGAATACCGGGACGATTGTGGTTGTTCCGGCCGGGATCGGCTTTGGGTGGGTTGTCCGCGAGTCGTAGATCCGTTGCGGGTGGTCGAGGGTTTTCACGGAGTCCTCCGGGGGGATTGTTGGGGGAATAGGAGTCGGCGGAGTTGGCGGAGTCGGCGGAGCGGTCCACGGTTGGAGGGGTTCGTGGAGAGCTCGGACATAGTTAGCTCGGGCGTGCGGGATCTCGATCGGCTGAACGTGCCAAGCCTCCGGAGGGGTGCCGATGTTCCAGAACGAAACGAGTCCGAAATCGGCGGCGTGGTTTTTGAGGAAACCTCCAACGTCGCCGGTCATGTCGGCGGCGAGGCATCGGCCGGAGCTGGTTGTCGATTCGTGGTATGAGGCGCCGGGAGGAGCTGCGTGAGCTGCTCCGGTATTGAGGGCGTACCGTTTCCCGAGGTAGGTGCAACATCCGCCGGAGACGACTAGGTGGTGGCGTGCGAGGAATAGGGTCGTCTGGCCGGTTGTGGATCGCCATCCTCCGCCGATCCCGAGGGGGTGACCTGCGGCGATTGAGGCGTCCATGATTGCGAGGAGTCGGCGGGCAAACTCCGGATCGAAGTGGCTCCAGAGCGTCGAGGCGAGGAGCTCGTCGAGGGTGAGTTGTGTCCCGTTGTAGCCGATCGCGTAGCTCATTGGTAGAGGAACCCAACGATGAGGCCAATTATGAGGCCGGAGAGGAGCCCGAATCCGAACGGGATCGGCATGATTTACGCGTCCGCTGCGGCTTCGTAGGCGAAATTAATTGAGATTACGTCGCCAACGGCGAGAGCTGCTGTTGGTGCTGTCCCGCCGATAAACGATGCTCCAGCTCCGGGCGTGCGGAGTTGGAGGAGGACGTAAGTATTTGAGGATGAGATCGCTACGTCGGCGTAGTAGATCCCGGTCGAGTTCTTAAAAAACGCGGTTCCGATTGGGAGTACTTCGATGGTCGCGAGGTTTGCTGCGACGGGGAGCGATATCTCGATGTTATTGAGAGACGTCCCGGTCGCGGTCATTGTGACTCGGGCGTAACCTTGGACCCATCGGCCGGTCCGGACGTAAACGGCGCGGTTAATGGTGAGCGCGACGTTTGTGCTTTGGTTTACGAACGGTGTATAAGTGAGGCCGGTTCCGTTGTTTAATCCTCCCGAGAGCGGGCCGATCGTCGACCATGCTGTCCCGGAGTAAATCGTGAACGTGTTAGAGCTGTCGAGGTAACAGATATGGCCTTCGGCGGGCGACGGGAGAGCTGTAGTCCGAGCGGTTGTGTCGGCGAATCGTTGGATCACTTGATCCATGAAATAGCCGTTCGCGTCGGCGGCGGTAAAGACTGATCCGGCGGTAAAAGTTTTTCGGCCTGTCATTGTTCCTCCTCTTAGTAGGCGAGTTTTCCGGTGTCGAGTAACGCTGTCGATGTGTCATCGAACAAGATGAATCCAGAATAGCCGGATGTGGGGATCACGGAGAGGACAGTCGTCCAGTCGGTCCGGCCTGAATCTTCGATCGAGATTTCGTGCGCGTATCCCTCGACAAATACGTCCTGTGAGAACGTGGTTCCTCCTCGGCGTTTCCAGATTGCGGTAACCCTGTCTCGGAGACGGGTGTCGAGTAGCTCGGGCCATAAAGTCGCCGGAGCTCCCTCTCCTTTGATTGTGAGCGACGTAAACCTGTTTTCCGGGGTCTTGTACCTATCGAGGAGCCATCGGGCCATCCCGAGGACTTCGGCGTCGGTGGTGTTGAGGAGATCGGTTCTTCCCCAGCCGGACGCGACGTCGCCGGAGTAAGCGGCGATCGATGAGGGATCGCTAACGGATTGCGTAGTCCCTCCGACTCGGCAGAGATCGACTTTGTTAATGAGGAGCTCGTCGTCGGTGGCGATTGTGGCGTCGACGATCGGGAGTCCTGATCCGGTGGCGTCGCTGTAGGTGGCCTGCGAGGTGGCGGAGCGAGGGCCGACGATCTGCGAGTAACGATCGGCGAACGTCAGAACTCCGGACGCGTCGATAAAGAGGGCGCCTTGTTCGGAGGCGGAGGTGAGGTGGAGCTCGGAGAGGGTGTTTGCCGAGAGGTTTGTGGCCTGTAATGGGGAGATCCCGGCGGTGATTGATCGGAGTCCTCCGCTCCAGCCTGCCGAGTCGAGGAGACGGGACACTCGGGCTCCGGATAGTTCGCCGGAGCCGACGGACGGTCCGGCCGTGGGGTTGGATCGGCCGAGGAGTTTAAATCCGTCGGTTGCTGTGACGGTTGTCCATTGGTCGTTAGTGCGAGAGTTTCCGGACGGTTCCCAGCGATCGACGTAGCCGTACCACAACGGGTAGGTGATCGAGTTGTAAATCGCCGAAACCCGGATCGGTCTGTTCGGGGTGAGTGTTGAGACTCCGCCGACGTAATATGGCGAGCTCGTATTGGTTGGGTCGAAACGTGCGTCGGTGTCGCGCAACAGAATCGCGAGGTTTCCGGCGTTATATGCGGAGATCGTGCGGTCCCGTTGTGGGGAGCTGATCCGGGCTCCTCGGACGTAGCTTGTTAAATCGGTCCATATGAGGTCGGGGCCGAGCGTTCCGGTATCGAGGAGTCCGGCCGAGGTGTCGTCGAGGAGGAGGTACGGTCCCGACGTTGAGCCGACTCCGAGGGCTACCTCCACAATGAGTCGAGGGAGGGTCACGCGATTGCCCGTTCGGAGGCTCGGGTAAAGATTCGGCCGTTTGAGCGTTCGTAAGCGAGGATTGCTTTCACTACTTCGTCCCCGGCGAGACGTTCGCGGCCTGCTGTAGCGGAGACATTAATTTGGAATACGTTCGGCGGAGCGGAGCTCGTTGTCGAGGCTTGGCGTCGGATCGCTGTTTGTTGTTGGGCGGTGAGGACCATCTCTCCGGCTTGGAGCATGGCGAGGACGTCGGTTCCGGGTCGGCCGGGGACTGTTCCGCCGGAGTGGAACTTAGGGATATCGGGAACGTCGAAACCTTTTCCGCCGATGATCGGGACCCATGAGGGCACATGGAACGAGAGTTTCCCAACGGTGTTGTTCCAGAGATCCGCGATTGCGTTAAACGCCGCTTTAAACGGTTTCGAGATGAGGTCGGCGATCCCGCCGAGAACTCCCGAGATCCGACTCCCGATCCCGGAAACGATCCCGACGATCCCATCCCACACTCCGGAGATAATGTTTTTGATCCCGGTCCATATCCATTTAACGGCTCCGGTGATTGTGTCCCAGCACTTTTGCATGATGCTAATCACGGTCGCGATATACATTTTCACGGCGCCGACGATCCCGTCCCACACTCCGAGGATGACGCCTTTTATCGACTGCCATACGTTGTCGACTGCATCTTTGATGAACTCCCACGCGGCGCCAAGAATGAACTTTATGAGGTCAAGCGCCGCCGAAATCGCGGCTTTGATCGCGTCCCACACTCCGACGAGGATTCCTTTGATCCCGTCCCACACTCGGCCCCAATCTCCATGGATGAGGCCCATCACTACGTCGATCACTCCTCGGATAACGTCCATCGCTGCGGCGATTGTCCCGGAGATGTACGACCATGCGTCGTTAACGAGCGAGACGATCTTGGACCCATACGAATCCCATATCGTCTGAATGAGATCGAGGACGTTCGTGATGATGTCGCCGATCGCGTTCATTACATCCTGAACGGTTTTACTGATTACCGGCCAATGAGCGACCCACCAATCCGCGACGAATTGGCCGATTTCGATGATCTTGTCGAGAGCTGGTCGGCCTTTCGTTTCCCATGCTTCCATAACTGCGGCCATCACTTCGCGAAACGTCGCCGAGATCCGGGGCCAATTATCTTTGATCCATCCGGTTACCTCTTTCACTTTTGGCAAGAGGTAGTCGATCACTTTTTGGCCGATCCCGCCGAGAGCGACCATTGCTTGGTTTTTCATCTGTGCGAACTGGTTAGAGGTCGTCGAGTTCATATCGGCGGCTTTATCGGCGAGCGTCATTCCAGCCTCGCCGATCCCGGTGAGGTTTGCGGTAAACGCTTCGGCTTGCGGGCCGGTTAACGCCATCACAGTATTTAGACCTTCGACTCCGCCGAATAGCGACGCCATCGTGGTTACGTTCCCGCCGGTCGCGACCTTTACTTCATCAAGGAACTTAGGGAGCCCAACGGCGGCAAGGTGCGCTTGTGAGAATTGGAGCCCTAACGCTTTTGCGGTGTCGGCAGCTTCCGATGTTGGGGCAACGATCGCGGTTAACGCTCCTTTGATCCCTCCGTAAGCTGTCGACGCGCTCATGCCTGTCGAGGTGAGCGCGGCAGTTGCGGCCATGAGGTCGTTAAACTTGACTCCCATTCCTGCGGCCATCGGAGCGAGCTGGCCGAAACCCTGCGCGAGATCCGCTGTTGTGGTTTTACCGGACGCGACCGTACCGAAAAACATTTGCGCGGCCGAGGTCGAGTCGAGACCTTCGGATGTAAACGAGTTCATCGCCGAGGTGATGAGGTCCATCGATCCGCCGACGTCGCCGAGACCTGCGAGGGCCAAGTCCTGCGAGTTCGCGAGGGCGTCCATCACGTTTGAGGTTCCCTTGATCCCGGACGAGAGACCCATATAAGCGGCCATCCCGAGCTCGTCCGCCGACGTTGGGGAGATCGCTGTGAAATCCTTTAGCTTTGACGAGAGATCCGCATAAGCGGCGGAGTCGGCCCCGAGGAGCGTCCCGATCGGGGCGAACGCGTCCTCGATCCCCATTGCCGAGTTAACGGCGAAACCGGCGAGGACTCCCCCAGCGGCAACGCCAGACGCGCCAAGAGCGGCGAGCCCAATCCCGGCTTTACCGACGACTCCGTGCATCCGGCCGAGACCGTCCTCGGCTCCCTTTGTGTCTGCGTCGACTACTACGGAGAGGCGGGCGGCTTCGATCGACATTTAGAGTCCTATCTGTTCTGCATTTCTTGGGCGTGGGCTTCGGCTTGCATTGTTTGATGAGCTATGTCGACCCACGCGATCGGTTGCCGAGCGAGATCCCACGGCGGAACTCCGAGGTATCTTGCGGCGGCGATAATCCGATACCAATCCGGAGGATCGCCGAGATTCCCGTCCGTCGCTAACCAGCGTTCGAGGTCCCGGCCTGAGCTTCCCCCGGACGGAGGACGTCTCCGATCACGGCCCATAGATCCCGGAGGATACCGATAGGGATGAGACGGTTAAACGTCTCGCCATCGCATCGGATAGGGACTTCGTTCCCGTTGTCGTCGGGTTCGGTGATATCGATCCGGACGATTACCGACGAGAGGAGCTCGGCGAGATCGAGAGCTGATTCGGCGGAGCGAACTCGGGACTCGAACTCGGACGTAAACGATGAGGGGCGGAGCACGACTTCGACAGATTCGCCGGAGATCGTGATCGTTGTTGTGATCGTGTGAGCTTGTATGTCGGAAAGTCTCATAGCGAGGCGGTCTTGTTCACAACTCCGATAGTGAGCGCCTTTGTCCACGTTGCGTCGTAAACGGCGGCGAACTCGAACTCGATCGCGTAGATCCCGTCGACATTCGAGAACTCTTTTGGAGGGCCGGTGAGGGCGCCACATACGTCGATCGTTGTCGAGTACGGGATCGCGGTCCCAGCGTTAACGGTCGAGGTGTCCTTGATACGAATAAACTTTTTGTTTCCGGCGCGCCAGTCGGCGAGGAGTCCCATACCGGTCGCGTCTGCTTCGACCATGATTTTTACCGTGGCGTCGACGGGGAGTTCGATGTGTGTCGCCCATGAAGAAACGGAGGAGTCGACGGTCCAGAGCATCCCGTAACGGTTCTTGATATTAAACTCCCATTTGAGGACTCGGGCGAACTTGGTGGTCCCGAGTCCGGCCGAGGTGGTGTCGATCGAAATATCGATCTCTTTAGGGAGGAGCGGGACTTGGAGGACCGACGTATTTGATGCGGTGAGCGTGATTCCGTCGGTTGTTTGCTGGCCCATCATCACGGCGTCTGCGGTGATTTTGGAGCGGTCACCTTTGAGGGAGAGCTCGGTGAACATTCCATAAGCGAACTTGTGAGCGCGAGCGGCCGATCCGTTTTCGACGGTGTAGCTCTTTACCGTGTCCTCCGTTGTTCCGGAGATTGTGTGGGTCCAGCTCTGGCCGGTAGTGCCGACAACGGTCGGAGCGGCGAACGAACACAACGAGGAGAGGATATAAACCAATTCGTCGTGTGATGGTTGGCCGGTCCATTTCGCGGTCGAGTAGTCCTTACCGGGCGCGTACGAGGTGCCGAACTTGTTTCCGGCCTGCTCAATCTTTGTTGAGTCGCCATCGATCCCGGTGATTACCGAGAACGAGGGGAGGATTTTGGTTGTCGCAACTGCGGTCCCTTTGGTGGTCTCGATGCCGAGTTGGGCGACCTGTGTTACTTCTGAGCGTTCGGGCATTGTTACGTCCTAACTATTGGGCGGAGATGTTATAAACGGCGCCGAGGCGTCGGTAGTGGCGACCGTCCTCGTTTTCGGCGAGGCGGGATACTCGTTGGCGGTCTGAGGACAGAATAGTCGTCCCGGTCCATGATCCGGCGATAGTCGATCCGGGGTCGGGTTTACGGTGCAATAGGGCGTCGATCCGGTCGACGATTGTTCGGAGCGGGGCGTAGGACTCTCCCTCGGTGATTGCTTCGACGAGTCGCTGTTCGGTGACCATGATCCGAGCGGCCGAGGTTGTGACAACATCGATCGATGAGATTGAGCGGAATACGATGTACGGAAACGCGGTTCCTTGTGGGGCGAGCTCGGCGTAGATCCGGGTTCCGACGGCGGCGGTAATTGTGGCGTCCGACGAGAGGACCGAGGTGATCCATTGGTCGATCCCGAGTGTTTCTGAGGCCATCATAAACCTCGGCGGAGGAGTGATCGGGCGGAGTTAATGAACTCGCGTCGGTGCGATTCTGCGCTAGGGGTGGCAAACGGGCGGGCCGGTTTCTGTACGGTTCCGAACTCGATAAATCCGGCGTGAATCGCTTTCGATGAGTCCCCGGCGATAATCGTGGCTTTTAACCCGGAGGACTGGCGAACGATCCGGATTGTTTTCCCGATCCTCGCCGACGTCGACGATTTCATCTCGGCTTCGATCGCGTTAGCTGTTTTTGCGACGAGCTGTTCCGCTTCGTTGCGGAGCTCGACCTGTAATTTCTCGAACTTGTTGGAGACAACTACGACTCGAACATCGTTTCCCATTAGAGGATCTCCTCGCATTGGGCGACCGTGGAGAGCTCGAACGAGTGAACTGTTGAGACGTCGAGGATCTCGAACGTCCGGGAGCCGAACAAGATTCGGTCTGTTTGTGAGACGTCGGTAAACGCGGGGAGTGTGATCCTCCAAGATCCGATCGACATTTCGGCTCCAGCTACGGCGCGTTCCGGGGAGCTTGATCCTGTAGCGATCCCGAGTCGAGCCGAAACGGAAACCGGCGTCGACCATGAGGCGGTCGATCCGCCTAATGAGTCGGCGGAGAGGGTGCGGTGGATTATCTGCATCGTGTCCGGGAGACTGTTGGAAACGGTGACTCGCATCGAGGAAAGTTCGGCGGAGGTAAGCATGGGCGCCTACATCGTTGTAATCGTGACGGTGCCAGATTTCCGGCGGCGATATCGGTCGGCTTGCATAAGGCAGGCGGCGTGGATCTCGGATCGGTTATAGGTTTGTCCGTCGGCCGAGAACGTGAAACGAGACGCTACTGAGGCGGCTTTGATTTCCCATCCCATAGCTGCGGCGGCGTTGAGGTCGTACGTTGGTTGCCAACGTGTACCGGCGTCGCGCCATAGGACGGTCCCGTCGTAAACGGTGAAATCGGAGATCCGGAAATAGTCGAGGACCGGCCAGCCGGACGGGGCCGGGAGCGAGCTCGCCGACGTTGTCCCCGGAACCTCACATATCCACCATCTCTCGGTTGTCGAGTTTTGGCGAACGAGATCGTTGACTGCGTAAAGAGTAGAGGCGGTCCGGATTGGGGCGTCGACCGTGTTCCTCGGGGAGTTCCCTACGGCGTCGCATCTGGCGGCGATCCCGAGGAGATCCGTGATTGTTGGCGAGTCGAGGATTGGGTCGTCTGACGCGGCGACCATACGCTCTAGGCGGGCTTGTGCTTGTGCTGAGTCCAAGGGTTCCTCCTAGAGCGTATGGGGCCGGTTTATGTGGGGGTCAGACTGACGAAACTCGGTAGACGTTGATCGTTCCGGTGGTGGCGGCGGCTACGTCGAGGTAGATATTTCCGTCGGCTTGCATGAACCGGCCGGACTCAACTCGGATCGGGATTCCGTTGGTTGACGCGGCGCAAGTGATCGCGAGGTCGCCTTGGCCTGCGGAGAGGGCGGGCGGGTACGCTCCGGCCTTGAGTGTGACAACCTTCGCCGAAACGGTCGTGTTATTTACAACGATCAAGAGTTCGTCTGCGGGGCAGGTCGTGACGGAGATCGTGTGGCCGTTGGTGGGGTCGAGGTTGGTTGCGGTTGGGGCGGCGCCGGTGTTGTAGACGGTTGTGACGGGGGTAGCTGTGCGGGCCATTGTTGGCTCCTTTTAGGGATGATTGGCGGGAGGAGAGAGGGTTGAGTCCTCCGGCGGTCGAAACTCGCCGGAGGACTCGACTAGGTGTGGATCAGGTGATCGAGGCAACAACGGTAGCGATACCGTCGGGGCGGACAACCTTGGCGCCGTAAACGTAGAGGCCGCGAACGGCCGTTCCGAACGTGGTCTGCAAACGAATGTTCTCGATGGCGTTTACCTGCTCGGCGAACGCGATCGCGCCGGGATAACCAGCGATGATGCTCCAGTCGTCTCCGGTGACATTGATCGAGTTGTTCGACTGCATAACGTCGAAACCAATGGCTCGGCCGATGATGCCATTACGGAGACCGTCGACACCAGCGGGATCGATGTTCACAAACTTCTGTTCCTGCAAGAGCAGACCGTAGAACCAAGGTGGGACAATGACATAGCGTCCCTCTTGTGGGACGTTTGCGGCGGTGAGCTTGGTTGCCAAGTTGACGAGCGTCGAGTAGGCGAGAGCGGCGGTCGTAACGGAAACGGTGCCGAGCTGGTTCGCGGTTGCGGCCTGCGTGTAGAGACCGGCGATGTACTGATCGGCGGCGTCCTTGAGACCGTAGCTTGCCTCGGTGAGCGCACTTTCGAGAACTCCGCCGGGTTGCTGCGCTTTGTCGATGTCGTCGACAACGAACGAGAAACTCTTGGCCTGATCGACCATGAGGTTACGCTCGGCGTCGGTGAGGGTTTCGTAGGTGAGCGTCCCGTTCTTGGTATAGGACGAGATCGTCGGGCGTGAGATCGAGCGGATTCGCACGGTGTCGCCGACGTTGGTGATCTCGCCTTCGTAGTCGCGATTTACGACTCCGGGCTGGCCGAACACGAGATTCTTTTTGAGGGATTCGAGCATGTGGGCGGACCAGATCTCGGGGGTAAAGTTGAGGGCCATTTAGGGCTCTCCTTTCGTGGGGTCTAGGTGAGGAGGTGGTCGAGCTGTCCGGCGCGGCGGGCGGCGTCGATCTGTGCCGAGGACATTCCTTTGAGGTCGTCTCGACTGATTTGTTTTCCTACGGTCCCGGTTGCGCCTTGATCGGCTGAACCGGATTTTGTCGAGACCTTTGAGGTCGCGAGGTAGGGTTTCGATTTTACGAGTGTCTCGATTGCCGAGTTAATCGCTGAGGTGTCCACGGTCCCGTCTGGCGAGATCGTAAACTGCTTCGGATCTATTAATAGCACGGCGTCGGCGGGGTCGTTGAGCTTTCCGGCGGCGGCGGCTCGGATTTCTGCGAGGAGGATTCGTTCGTTAACCATCGCGGTTACCGACGCGGCGCCTTCTTCGCGAGCTGCTGCGATCGCTTTTTCTTGATCCGTCATTGATTGTCGGCGGAGCTCGTCGAGCTCGGCGCGTGTTTGAGCGGCTTCGGCTTTTGCTGCTGCGACGGTTGCTTTCATCCGGTCGATCGCATTTTTTCCGGTTTCGCCGAGGTCCGCCGGGTAGTCGACGGAGATCTCTTGTTGGTTCGCCGGAGGTGCGGTTTCGATTGTGTCTTGTGGGTCGGCCATTGTGGTCCGGGCTCCTTGTCTGATTGGGCGCCGATGTGACGTCCTTCGGGGAGTTTACTCCGTGGGGAGTCGGCGGAGAGCGGATCTTGTTTCGTCGAGATGGTCCATGAGGTCGGAGGGGAGGGCATCGTCGAATGTGGTTCGCGAGGCGGCGTCTCGTTGGGCTCGGATGTGGG